ACAAACGTCACAAACCCTTGCGTGTCTGTGAATATCCCCTGCACTGGGACGATGTTTATCGTCTGCGTGCTTGCTGTTTCGTTTTGCAGTATTTGAGACATGACAGCCCCTTAGTCGGCTTGGGCGGCGGCAATGTAAAGCGTATTTGTGCCGGAACTAATAGCCTTGAGATAAAACGGCGCTTTCGGTGCTGCGATAATGACCGGATAATTCATAGCTGCGGGCAGAATGTAGCTGGTGCTGCCATTGCCGGTTGAAGGAATTGCCGGAGTCGCTACGGTGCTGCTGTTCGACAATTCAACAGCCGCGATACCAGTTCCGGTATTAAGCAGTTGAACATAGTTTGTTTGATCGTTCGTCGTTGCATCGACTAGCAAGGCTGAACTCGCCGAGGTAGTAAGGTCTAGCGCATACGTCTTACCGCTGACCCGAATAACTGAGGTGTTAACCATTTTTCGACCTTTCTAAAGAAGAAAAGCCGCCCCTAATGGAAGCGGCTTTCCCTTTTCTTCGTTACTGATTAGAACTCACCGAAGTCGAAACCGTAGACAAACACATCGACAGTTCCACCTGCAACTGCCGTACCAACTCGGACATACAGAGTCTGTGCAGACAGTTGGGTAGCTTTAGTGCCAGCCACCACGGTTGAGTTAGTTACATACGAAGCGCTGGTATTGCTTGTCAGTGCAGCGTTAGTAACGATTTCAGTACCCGTACCTGCCGGTGCAGTCCAAATTGCCAGTGCGCCGCTGCTAACGTCTTTGTTAGCGTTGGTGATGGCAACGTTCTGCACGCAGTAGGAGGTCGTGTTATTCAGCGGCACGGTGACGCTTGCATCGCCGGTTTGCGAGATCGGTACTGCACTCGCAAAGGCAAGCAGACGGATCGCCTGATTGGTCGCCAAATTCGACGGGTGAATAGTAGTTGCTGATGCTGGGCCGGGATTAGACATTTGTCGTTTCCTTTTCTGTGTGAGTTATTAAGCTGCGACGCGGCAGGCGAGTTCCGGGTACAGCGGGGCCCAGCCATACAGCACATCAAGACGAGTCGGAATCGAGTCGTTGTTGATGGTGTATTGACGGACAACGCGGATGCTCATGCCCAGTTCTTTGTCGCTTGCACGACCAGCGAAATGCACGCCCTCGGGCAGTTCAAGATCAGCCATCGCAACCGTGAAGGCATTGCGGTGCATGATGATGTTCTGCGGCGAGACTACGCCGGTATTGTTGAACGGAGTAACGACAGCGGTCGCCGAGGTAGCAGCAAGGTTGACGTTTTGGAACTGACCAGCAGTAATCACAGCCGGGGAAACAATCACAGAGGTCGTGCCGCTGGTAGAGACAGTCACATCGGCAGTCACCACGAAGTTACGCAGCTTGTTCGAGCCGTAGGCTTGACGGTTCTGCGGGTTCACAGCAAAGACGTTAGCGATTTGAATCACGTCGCCTTGCTTAAGGCCAGCAGTCGCGGTCGTAGCAGTCAGGGCGATGGTCGAGGTCGAAGCCCAGCCACTCGTCAGAAAGCCCGTAGCGGTCGTGGTAGCGCAAGCCAAAGTAGCGGTCGAGTACGAACCAAACGTCTGATTGACCACGTTCTGATCCATCTTCCACTTCATACCGGCAGAGTCCGTACCCATCAAGCCTTTCTCGTATTGCGACGAGATTTTAGCCGACGGCATAAACAGACCTTTCAGGCTGTCCACGATGGTTGCGCTGGTGAACGGCTCAACGACGCAAGTACGACGACCATCACGCGGTGCGCCTTCGCTGTCGAGGTACGCAGCGCCAGTCAGGTAGGTAATCAGGCCAGTCGGAGGAGTTCCGGCAGTACCGACGATGTTCGCAGTATTGTTCTTCGCCATGACCAAACCATCGCGGTCGATCTTGTTGGCAATTGCAGCAATCGCGGGCTTCAACACACGATCCGAGAACATATCCAACGACAAAGCCAAGTCTTGCGTGGTGAACTGGGTATCGACGTGGAACTGGGTGGACAGGGTGACAGGAACGCTGGTTTCGTTGAAGTCTTCAACGTTCAAGGCAGGGCCGGTCGTACCAATGAAGCGACCCGGACGGCGAACGTTCACGGTGTTACCAATTTTCGCACCGACAACAGCGAATTGATCGTCATAGTTACGGTCAACTTCACCGGTAAAGGTGAGTTCGTTTTCCAAGACCATCAAGGCCTCGTTAGTGATCTTACTAATAGTCAACAGATTGTTTGACATGATTTGTCCTTAAAAATGAGAATGGAATCAGCGGATTTTTCCGGCCTTGCGTGCGGCTCGCCATTGAGCATAAGTACCGTGGAATTCCCCGTTACTGTCTAGCTTGTTGTCCAATGTTGACCCCATCGCCTTGATCGGTTTAATCGGTGCAGGTGCTTTAGACACCGACACAGGTTTAGCTGCCCCGGTAGGCGTTTCCAGCTTCGCCTCCAGTCTCCCAATCTCGCGCAGCGCGTTAATCGTTGACAGCTTCGCCAACTTCTCCCCAATTTCGGGATTCTCAGCAAGGTGATATAGGATTTTTGGCCCTATGTCACTTTCAAGGATGGCATCTCGCACTTGGTCGCTTACTGCGACTTCGCTGCTGGCTACCATGTCCTCAAAATCAGGCATTTCAGCTTTTGCTGCTTCCAGTCGTTCGTTCCAAGTCGTAATGACCTTTTGACGTTCTTCCTGTACGCGGCGCTCTGCTTCTTGCTGATCTCGCTTTCTCAACGCATTTTCTGCTGAGTAATCTGCCAATGCTTTTGCATACTCAAAGGCATCGGTAAATTGCTCCGGTTTCGGTTCTTCTTCAATCGGATCAGGCTTTGGCGTGACCCTATCTTCAAGTTCCCTTAACCGCGCTTCTAGTGCTGTCCTTGCTTCACGTTCCTTTGCGGCTTCTTGCCGGGCTAGTTCGCGTTGCTTGGTCAGTTCCGAGAAACGTTTTTCGAGTTTCGGATTCTGTTTTTTTTCCGGTTCAGTTGCCTCGTTAACTGCTTCCTGTCCACTCTCATCCTCGGATTCAGTCGGCTCGACCTCAGTCGCCTCAACTTGCTCGTCGGGAGCTAGACGCAGATGCTGGATGTTAAATTCGGCTAAATTTTCACTCGTTACAACATTTTGAGCCTGCTTCGGCTCTTGCACTTCAGACATGAGTTTCCTCAAGATTTTGACCCGTTGCAATCCAACGGTAGATTAAAATAAATATACTCTTAGTAAATCATTGCTGCAAGAATGGACTACCCTGATGCGAAATGTCTTGCGCGGCTATCGTCGCGTAAGCATTCTGCTCCATATTCCGACGCTCAATTTCTTGCAATAGTCTGCTCGTATCCATGTGATGCAACAAAAGTTGCACGATGGCATCAATCTCGGTCTTGTTCTGCGACGTGATGGCGCGGGTGTTTTGGTCATTGACCTTTACTTCAGCCATAGTCTCGGTATTGTGGGCTTTGCTGGTCACTTCCATCAACTTACGTTTAGTCGCCCCATCTTCACGGATTTGGGCAACCTGACCACGGTTGTTGATCTCAAGCTGCATAGCCTGCAACTGTTGTTGCTGCTGTTCGATAACCTGTTTGCTTTGCGCCAGTTGCATCTGCACCTGCGGCGGGATCGGGCTTTTATCGTCAATCTGCGCCAGCGGGTTAGATGCTGCCAGCCGGTCGGCAATAATGTCTGCGCCGGGGAAATCCATGTTACGAAACACTAGGTCGCCAGCAATCTTGAACAGTTCATCTTTTGCCATCAGCGGCATCATTGCCTCGACTGCTTGGATGCGCTTAGACTGATATCCCGGCCCTGTATCCATCACGATATCGTATTCGCCCACGGTCACGTCGTTAAGGATTGCGCCCACAGCGTCGCGTTGGTTGATCGTCACCATGTCCGGCTGACCATCGTCGCCAATAATCCGCATGACGCGCTCTGCATCGTAAATCTTCGGGATCAAGTCGAGAATGATCTTGCCGGTGTGCTTAATCGAACGAGTCAGGTTGTCGTAGAAATGATAGTTCGACAGGTCGATTTGCTGTTGCTGACCGTTCAACGCCTTGCCGGAAATGTTGCCCGACGGCATTTGATTTGGATCGAAGATGCCTAACACCGCTTGCAGGTCGTTGTTGATCGACGATGCTGCTTCCATAATGCCTTGCGGCGGCGCTTCGGGTTGCAGACGCGTCGGCTGCGGTGCTACGCGGCCTTCAATGTCGGTTTGCTTGTACCGCAAGACTGGTGCTGACTTGATGTTAGCCTGCGCCCATTCGTTTTCGTGACCTTCGTCCTGACCTTCAGCCAACAGCCACTTGGCTTTCGGTGCGAGGGCGATAGATTCAGTCTGACTGGTGCGCCAAAAGTTATACATCCGCTGCGGGTCTTTGGCATGACGCACTAGACCAAACTTTTTGCGTTTGTCCTCGACGGTCAATTGTGCGCCGTACACCGGAATAACGGGGATGTAACTACCAATCCACTCGCCTTCCTCAAGCACTTGCATTGAGGTGACTTTGCACCACTTGATGACCTTCTTATAGGTCTTGCGCTCGCTAATAATAGTCACGCCCGCAGCCAACATCATGTCGGCATCGGGCAAGTCCTCTTTGTATAGCTTCGTGCCATCAGAGAGTAGGACTAGCGTCGTTGCCTTGCGCTCAGTGTGGAAGTATTCCGCGATGCGGATATCTTCCTTCATTACCCATTCAGCACTTGAGTCGCCAGTAGCACGCAAAGTAAATCCCGACCCGTCATCGGCATCAGGATACATTTCGCGGAACGTTGCTTTCGGAATGACCTCAGTCACCAAGCATTGCTCGGCATCTGAACCATCCGGCTCGACAGAGTTCGGATCGAAGTAAACGGTAAACGGGTTATGGATCGGACGAATATAGATTTCCTGATCGAACGAATCTTCCCGCACGTAATCAGTCTCTACTCGCCAGTAGCCCCATCCCATCCTGACCGCGTAATCGAAAGCGTTGTCATAGGCAGTATCAGCATTAGAGTTGACCTCGATATGCCGCGTGATGCCTTCTAACGTCTTGGCTATCTTTAGGTCAGCTTCGTTGTTGACGGGGTGAACCTTGATGCGCGGGCGTTGCTGCCGCTGCTGGTTTGTAACCTGCCGCACATAGCTGTCGACTTTGTTAATCGTCAGGCAAGGTCGCGCCTCAAGGTTGCGACTGTTCTGAATTTCAACAGGCCATTGATCGCCTGCTGCAAACTTCAAATCTTCAAGCGCCTCCATCCGATTGTTTGAATCGGCATCAGAGGCCAGCCGCAAGAACTTCATTGCGGCATCTATTCTTGGGTCATCTTCTTGATAAGGCATGGCTTAGTCTATCCCATCCAGTTCGCGCCTACAACAAAGGTATTTTGCTGCGGCTTTGCGCGGCGTGGCTCTTTGACCATCAACGCGATGTATCTAAAGGCATCCGCGCCGTGTGAGTAATGATCGTGTAACGGTTGTTTACTAAACTGCCCGGTGTTCGGATCGACTTCGTACCGATAGTGCCGCAAGCAGTCGATGCCTTCCTTGGTGTTCTCGCGGTCAAACCAACAGGCAGGGAAGATCGTCCGGGCAGCGTTGATGCTGTCCACAATCGGCACACGCGGTAAGATTTGTGTCTTGTACCCTGCGCCTCGGACTATCTCCTCGATGCTCTTACCGTTAGCGGCTAAAGTTTTGTTTTCAGCGTCATGCGGTAGCCAAAGCGTGTCGTACACATAACCGAACGTCTGCATCTTGGCTAGGTAGTAGCTGATTGTCTGCTGACTATCCTCAAAGTACCGCAGCAGACGGGTTTCCATGCCCACGTACTGCAAAAACCATATCGCGGTGCTGTCTGACCAGCCAAGATCAAACACCGCATGAACAGGCTTTGCAGGGTCATAGACAACATTTGTGATGCGCTGCTGGAGTTCAGCCATTTGCATCTCGCGGGCAAAGATCGCCCCGTCTACCGTCTGCCTACAGACACCTTCCCACACCGTATTGTAGGAATCCATGTCCCGGTTCTTGAGGGATTCGCGCTCAAGGTTTAGGGTTTCGGGAAACCACGGGTTATCGCTCCAGTTGATCTTGGTGACTATCGAGTCGTTCGGCGGCTTGACTACGAAGCGCTGGTAAGTCTCGTCTGTCTCTAACTCAGGGTTAAAGCTGATCCATATCTCCGAGCCTTCCTTGCGGATGGTCGGGATCAGGACGTTCCACGAAAGTTTGCTGACGTTGGCGGCTTCTTCCACCCAGCAGATATCTACGCCCTCAAACGACTTAATGTTTGTTACATTGTTCTTTAAGCCGGAGAAGAAGAACTCTGTGCCGTTCTGCGCCCGAATACTGGCTTGGGTGATCTCATAAAACCCCATCAGGCCGAGGCTTTCAATCTGATCGCACAGCAGTTTGTGGACGGAATCCTTCAAGCTAGTCTGAAACTCACGAGCACACAGGATACGCAGCGGCTTCCTAGCGCCAAGGATCAGCAGCGCTCTCGCTATGCCCCAAGACTTAGCACCGCCTCGCCCGCCCCACAGGATGCGGTAGCGGCTTTTCTCAGGCTTGAACAGGCATTCCAGCTTTGCCGGGAACTGTGCCCTGCTTATCGCTTCAGCGACATCCGTCATTCGGGCTTGACGAACGAAACCACGATGCCGGACAACAAAGGCGAGCCGTCGGCATTCTCAAGCGCTTGCAGAGCCTTGCCGTCCACTCGGTCAATAATCTCCTTAATCGCCCAAGATTCGCCGTTTTCAGCCTCGGAAATCAGCTTCTCAGCGATAGAATGCAACCTATGCGGCTCTTGAATGAGGATTTTGCGTAGCTTGTCATAGAACAATCTCTGCCTTGCAGCATTTTGATTGCCTAACGGCGCTCCACGTCCTTTTGTCTCAATTTCCATAGTCTTGATCTAGTTAAGTTTTCTTGTCAATATTTGTGTGTTCAATGGTATGATCAACAACGTTTACAAGGAGTTAAAAATGGAAGAAAACGAAATCATTTTTGAGCATTTGGTCACTTACATTCATTTAGCTATTGAAAGCGAACAACCCGAGCCTAAAGAATTTTCTGAGGAAACTGAAAAAAGGTTACTTCTTGTTTATCGACAGCTTCGGCACGCGCTCAAGATCAGCGACCCTGTAGATATCTCATAAGTCCGTCAAGCCATTGTTGGTTTCCTATTTGCACCGGGTTACTCAGTTGGAATGATCTCATGTCGCCCGCTACATCTGCGCCCATTGCTCGGCGTTTGGCGTAAAAGTCAGGAAACATGATATCTCGCGGGATTGGCTTTTCAAAGCCGCCAGCATATGTGCCGCCAAGTTGATGCGAATAGCTGCCATGCGGTGCTTGAGGCTGGTCAATAACCAATCCTTCGGGGTTCATTTTTGCCACCGTGTAGCCCGTTGAGTGCATTGGCACATCCATCAAGTTAGGGTCGGTGATAGCCACCCGCGTGCGGGCTATGCTTGGAAAACCTCTGTTTGCGTATTTGTCTAAGTTAGCTTCGGCAACAAACGCAGTCCTAATTGCGCCATTACTTTTCATGTCGGCAAGTGTTTCGGGATTGTCGATGCCTTTCCATTCGGGACGCACTTTTCGCATCGAACGGTCAAATTCTAGTTTGGCAGTCTTGGAAATATTTGTTGCACGCATTTGCTCAAGCAACGCATCTGCCATCATGTTTGAAAAGTCGCCGCTAGTGTGAGACATAGCAACGTGAGGCATATATACATCGCCCCTTTCGCCAGCCTCTCGCACTTTTTTCGATAGCGCGGTGATTACACCCTTATCGGATGCCCATGCTGCCCCGTAAGGCGCATGAGTACGCATAAAGTCTGCGCCGCCCTCAAGCTGCACCGGACTGTTCAATGGTTTGCCACCAATATCAGTCAGCAGCATTCCTGCCGCGGTTCTGTCTCCAACCGCGGGAATGATTGTGCTGCCCTGCATAGACTCAGGGGAAATAATGGCTCTTGCAACTTTTGGCGTGTTTGGCTGTGCCGTAAACAGCATTTCTGAGATCGGCACTTCTAATTTTTTGCCGCCACCAATCGGATGATAGTAACCTGCATCAATTAACGCTTGTTTCTTCGGGCCAATGTTCATGCCCAACGCACCGGCAGGCGCATTGCGTGATGCACTCATGCCGCCGCCCATCATGTTCAAGGCTATGTTTGCAGCTTCTTGGGGAGCGTTAAACTTGTATTGAACGTTGCCATAATCGTCCACATAAGTTTCCATTGATCGGGCGGGCGCTGTGATTGCGTTGACTGCACCTGCCACTACGCCGGGCAAGGCTAACTCGCGCTTGTTCATTACCGAGCCGGGCATTGTGTCGCGAAATGGCAAGAATGTCGCCCTGCCTTCCATCGACAGTTCCTCGCCTGACCATGACGGCTCTACCGCTGCCGCAATACGCCTGCGACCTTTAGCGCCCTGCCGAGCCAAATTAGAATTAAGAAGCTGCGCCATCGAGGAAATCGGCGTTCCCGTTGTCTCGACTGGCTCTACAGCGTCAGCAATTCTTGGCATGATTAAGTTTTATTACGTTTCGAGATGGCTTTGGCTTTAGCCTTGGCATCTTCCTTACTGCTTGCACCCCATGCCTTCAAGGACAGCGCCAATCGAGTCGGCTTGCCTTCCTTTTCCATCGGGCCGGGCATATTGCCCATCCGGGCTAAGAATGACGCTCTGCGCGGATTGTCGCCAGCCTTGACGGGAGGCTTTAGCGTTCCCCCAGTCTCAGCGTGGTAACTTGCCCGCCCCTTTGCATTCAGCCCGCCAGCAGGGTTTTTGCCAGCTTTCTTAGTCCACGCAGCGGTCATTTTTTCTTTGCCGCCTTCTTGACGGAGTAAGCAATCGCTACCGCCTGCTTGGGCGGCTTGCCAGCGGCAATCTCCGTCTTGATGTTTTTCTGCAAAGCAGCCTTGCTAGTGGACTTTTTTAGCATTAGCTTGCGCCGTGAATGATTGCAAAATTGATGATGACTGCTTCGCTGTACGAAGTCGAGGCAGTCAGGTTACGCAGCGTAATCAGAGCCGAACCAGCAGCCAAGTACGAAACGTAAGTGGTGTAAGCACCCAAAGCGCTACCAGTGGTGTTACTAGAAACGCACACGATGATGGTGTCATTGATGGAAATGCTGCTATTGGTCAGAATGAACGACACAGCGGTAGCACCAGCCAGCGCAGCGTTGTTCATCGTGATGCGACCGGCAGACTTGTTCAGCGTAACGCCAGTGCTTTTGTCGGTTGCTTGAGTAACCGTACCTTGTCCAGCAGCAGAATAACCAATCTCTGCGGAGGCGTAACAGGTCGTAAATTCGGGGTCTTGGTAAGCCACACCAGTTGCGACGGAATTGCTCATGGTGAAATCCTTTCGTTAAGTTTCTTCTACGAATGCGACATCCTTCCAAGACATCAAAAGGTATCGCACGTCATCTTCAAAATATTCCGAATAACGCAGGTAATCGTTGGCACTAGACTTCCCATACGTGCCGAAAAACACCTTGTCGCCCACCTTTAACGGCATCGGGTCTTGCTTGCCGTTATCGTACTTTTGTCCACTACCTACAGCCACTACAGTTCCACGGCTGTCGGCTTCGTTATCCATCACCTGAATCACGTCTGACTTAATGCGTGCCTCGGGCAATACTAAAATTTTGTCTTGCAGTGGTCGGAATTTCATACAACCACCTCTAACGTCGGTTCGACCTTACGCGGGCGACCCGGCTTGCGCTTTTCCTCTTGCCCCCACCATTCGCCACACCACTCGACGCGGTGCTTGTTGTAGCTTTGAGGATAACGACGGCATTGCCCCATCACCTCATTGCCTGACAAAAAGTACGTGCAAGTGCTACAGTTGTATACAGCCATTCAATGCTCCTTCATTGCGTGGTTAGAATCTCTGAGACTGTCAAGAGTCTCAGGGATTCGCTTACTTCTGCTTGTATTCGGTACGCGAATGCGTGTAGCAAACGCCAGCAGTGCGACCCGTATCAAACTTCTTGTCTGCGCCGATAGCATCTTCTTTGCCCATCGCTACGCCACCGCGCATCGCTTCTTTGCGCTCGCCACTTGCATCAGCTTTAGCAACGCCTGCGGGTGCTTTTGCGGAAGTTCCGTATTTCATGTGATTCCCCTATGACAGAGTGAGTTTGTACAACGTGGTATTGATAAGATCAGCAATTTCGTCAACGATGTTCTGAAGTTCACTATCTTGCGGCAACAACTCTCGGGCCTCGCCCACAAAGTCTTTCATTGCAGTCAGATACTGCATAGCATCGGTTGCTACGTGATAATCCTCGCCGTAGCCTTTGATGCGACCATACTTGCCCTGATACGCCTCGGCAAACTGATCGGTCGTTTCGATGATCTCTTTGTAGTATTCGCCTAGCGCGACGTGCTTGGCATAGCTGCCCGGCCCTTCGGCGGCAAGGTGCATAAGATGAGCATTCGTCCCGCTGTGCAGGAGCACCAGAACAAAGTCGGCTACATCTTTATCCATAACTCACCCAAAAAAATCGAGGCAGAATAGCGCCTGCAACACCAACCTCGATAAACCGCCGGAAGGAGGGGAGGCGGCACAGGCTATACCCTAGCAGAAAACTTTAAATCTGTCTCTGCCATTCTAACAGCTTGGTTCTGCATGACTAGCACTAGATTTTCTACTCCGGCTTCATCTCTTACTACAGACCAACAGCCAGTCCACTTCTCTGCCCATTCTTCCTGTAGTAAGTTTTGTTTCCCTTTAGGTTGCTTGACCTCGACCAACCAAGTGACACCTTGCTTTGCCACTAACAGATCAGGCACACCTTTGCCCATTGCGGCTAGGGATAACACCGAACAGCCTCGCGACCGGAAATGCTCGACGATTAGGGCATGGTTACTATCGACTTTCGCTGCTCTACGCATTCAACAAATCTTTCGTCTGTTGTAACAATTCTTGCTCTGTCCCGTATCTTTGCTCGAAAGCCTTGCGCCAAGGGTGTCGGCTCACATATTCCGGCGTATTGCGTCCACTTCTGTGATGGGTCGGGCACAGGCATATCACAAACATTTCACCCTTGCGCTTGCTGCCACTCAGAACGTGGTGGATATCGCCATCGGATCGGGTTTCGTGGAAAAGCCTGCACACAATGCAGCCCAAGTCTCTGACCTTGGCGTGCCACTCTTGCTCAAGTTTTGTCAACGTCTACCCCTAACGCAACCGAAGCATGATTCAGCCAGTCTAGCCATTCGCTAAACTTTTCTCGTTCGTATTCGCTGGTTCGTCTGCCTAACATCACAATGCCCCCATAAAGCCCCGGAGCGAGTCTAGGAGCGACTTCGCCCTCGTAAGTAGCTGTGAGTATGTCCTTCCAGTCGTTTTCGTGCAGGAACGTCTTTTGACCGTTTATCAGCCATTCTTTCTGTTTTGACCAAGCCTTGAGGATTCGCCATTGCGCCGCGTTTTGTTCAACGGTGCGCTTAGTATTCATAGTTAATTGTTGTTCTGTTGACTTGAAGCACCTTTGCGCCATTGCGTAGATGGAAGTCTCGCGCCATGTCCGTTTTGGGTGACATCGTAATAACTTTATCTTCCCGATACCTTGCAAGAACGGCTTGCACAAGTTTCTGCCCACAACCTTTTTCGTAACTCCAAATTGAATACAAGATAACTTTCATGCCATCTTGGTTGTAGTTTTCAACTTGCAATAATTCACGCTCAGTTTTTGGGATGTTGAGCCTGTACGAACAGCAAACGATTGCACCTATGCGCTGTTCCTCAAGCCACATATAAACACGACTAAACGGGCTAACTTTTTTGTGCGGGCTGATCTTTGGGCGCACAGGGTCATCAAGCAGGATCGGATCGGGTTCAAGTAGTCTGACTAGCATCCGTTTTTCTTCCGCAGCTTGTTTTCAACCATTTCGACGCATCGACTCCAAACGTCTATTCGTAAGTAACAATCGTGCTTTTCTTCATCCGTCAGCCCAACCCATTCGCGCTTTTTCTTACCATTAAAAAAACCAGTCATGTAGGCAATGGTAAGTTCATCAGGCTCTTGCTTCTCTGCCTCTGCGATGGCTTCTTGCAGGGCAGCGATGGCCGAATCAATCTCTACATTGGATTTGTCTGCACCGCAAGTGCAATCATCTCCCGCTTGGTCATTAGCACACCCATCCTTATCTTTTGGGCATGAATACCAGCTATCTTCACAGGAGTAGTGTTTTCGCCGGTTGTTGTTCAGCACCTCCAGCACCTGTTTCATTGTTTCAATGCTCATTTACGCACCCATACGCGGCACATACGGCCTGACGCGCCTTTCTTTTTGCCATCGGGGTAAGCCAAGTCCAGCCGTTCTAGTTCGCTCATCCTTCGAGCGACTGCGTTGTGATCTAGGTCTGTGCGGGCAGCTATGTCATAGATCGTGCCGGGAAGGTGTAGCGCTTGCAGGATGATGCCATGGTGCTTAGTGGCTAGTTCTGCTGCCTGATCCGCTGCGGCATGGCTGGTGTCGGGATCGGTGTTGCGTACACGCGGAAACTGCAAGTTGGGAAACCATTTATCTAACATCATTTTTTTATCCATTCATAGAAAAGGTTGTTTTCATGTGCCCTCACTTCTACTACTTGAAACTCAGCAGAAAAAGCCCTCACGATCTCGGCTGATTCGGGCATAGCTGCTGCCCGTTCTTCTCGCGTCATACCCTGCACGCGCACCGCTGTTGCTACTCTTTCCCGCCAACTTACGCGGCCTGTAACCGCATGCGATACTGGAACATATCCTCGCCCGGTCTTGCCGGTACTCCGACCTTCCTGCCGTGTTCCATCGTAAGCTGATCGCTTGTCCACCATGCCACTACCTTTTTCTCAGGCATCGAAATTTCATCGTCAAAGCGTTCGCCATTCAACCAAGACGCAGGGTGTGGAATGTATTGCTTGTCCCTTCCTTCAGCCGCCCACATCCGCACATGGTCATCAATCGCCTGTAGTGCTTTCTGTTGCTGCTCGGCAGTAAGGCGCGACCATGCTTTGACTGCATCCTTGCGTGCTACTTTTTTGGGGTACTTGCTGTAGAAGTCGTCAAACATTTTTTTGCCTCCATTTTTTTATATTTTCTTTTATAACAAACACAACAAAAAATCATTTGGGTCATACCGATAAATATTTATTAATCTCTTACTTGTTTGCTTCCATGTGTTTTTGTGGGATATGCCATTTCGTTTAGCAATACAAACCCATCCCATGTGTTGCCAAAATAAATTTGATTCAAGGTCATCCGCACAACCTGCGCTAAAAGCCATTGTGCCTTGCGTTTTACCGTACTCTACAACAGTATCTAACAGCAATCTTCCTCTTAACAATTTTCTAGCATCTGTTTGCAAACAAATTTGTGCAATTTTTCCTGATTTTGTTATTGCGTTTGGTATTCCAAAACTTGCCAAACAAAATCCTACTAAATCACCGTTGCATTCAATAACAAATAATTTGTCATTACAAACATTGCTCCATCTATCGCCGGTTTTTATGCCTGTAATCGCAGATTCATAAGCCATCTTTGGAATAAATCCAATGCTACGATTTTCTTTCTTGGATAAAGAAATAATATAATTTAAATCTTCTATTTTAGAAAACCTTACAACACCTAAGTCAATGTCAAACATTTTTTTGCTACTTTTTTTGGGTATTTTGAATAGAACTCGTCAAACATTTTTTAGCCTCCATCTCTCTAATGTCCATTGCTGCATCTGCTACACCGTGCCAATCTTCTTGCCGAACTTTCAGTAACAGGTAAGCAAGCATTACTTCTTTGTCTGTCATACCTTCTCCTTGTAGTTACTGCTATCTGCTCTTTGGTGAGCGCACGTAGCCTTAGCCAGTACGCCCTTTAGTCTGCTCTTCGGAGCCGCGACACGCGACAGTCTTTCGGTCAGAGGCACTATCTTCGCCACCTCTCTGCGTGCTGTTGCAGACCTTAGCCACCAGTAGCACTTTCCACTCATGTCGCTGTTGCTTTCATTGCCCAACATGGTGTAGCCCAAAAGAAAAACCCTCTAGAAGAGGCTTACGGCTGCGGTGGCAAGTGGGTGAGTGACAAACCCAAAAACAACCGAAGCCCCTTCTAAAGGGTTCTTCATCACTCTTTAGCGTTGCCACACGCCGCCCGATCTTTCTCTCGGACAAACACACAGTAAACAATTATTTTCTGTTTGTCAACTACTGCTGTGGGACGATCTCTGCGACCAGTTCCTCAATGGGCACGTAGTCCGCAGGATTGACCTTCAGAGCGCCGCCGGTAATGACCTCCAACTTGTACGCTATGCCCTCGGGAATCTGCTTGCGCTTGACCCATTGGCTTACTGCCTGGCTCGTAATGCCCAATGCCTCGGCTAGTTTGCGACGGCTACCGAAATGCGCCTCTGCTTGCTTAACGTCCATACCGCCTCCTGTAAGTTAACTTGCAAACAAGCGTAACCTATGTAAACCTATGTTGTCAAGCTGTGTGGATTTAGTTAAGAATACTTTACAATTTTCCTTTGCAACAAGTGTTGACAATGTGCAATTAGGTAAGTAAAGTCCGTCCTGTAGCACGAATTGACAACAACAAAGGAGCAAACAAATGAACCAGCAAAAGCCATTTAACGTCGGTGATCGCGTTAAGGGTGTGTACCACGGTCAGCAGTACACCGGCGCGGTGATATACACCCGCCCACACACAATGAACCTGTCTTATATGCATCACATCGCACTGGACACCCCCATCGTGGTGTACAGCGACACGCGTGATCACATCATCGTGTCGATCTGGGAACCAACGGAGTCTGGCAACACCATTGAAGCTATTTAATTCAATTGCAACGCAAACCCTCACTAATTGACAACAACAGGAGACAACCATGAACCTCTGCAAAAATTGCGCTCACTACAAGAAAAACGCCGACAACGTTGAAGCAAGCGAATGCACCCGCAAGCCGCAGTTCTCGCCCATCAGCGGGCACGTGCTGCCGACGTTCTGCAACCTAGAGCGTGCAGCTTGGGGAACGTGCAAGCCCGAGGGCGCTCACTTCAAGCCACGCGAACTTACGATGACTGAATCGGAACTAGATCACGAGTGGGCACGACGCATGAACCGTGGCGAGTTTGACCAAGACACTTTTGGTCGCAGACTGGTAGCCGGAACATGAACGGCGACCGCGCAGTAGTCATCGGCTTCACCATCATCTTTCTACTTATTATCACGGGGGTACTAGCATGAGCGTTTACACAAAACTGATGCAGGCACGGCTGTTTTTGCAAGCCACGAAGTTGACCAAGTCGGGCGAAAACAAGTTTGCCGTATACAAATATTTTGAGTTGGGCGACTTCCTGCCCACCGTCCAAGAAATCTTTCATAACTTGGGACTGTGCGGAGTTGTCAGCTACACCGCCGACATTGCCCGTTTGACCATCATCGACACCGAAGATGGCTCGCAACTCGAGATCACCTCGCCTATGGGTAGCGCCGCCTTGAAGGGATGCCACGAAGTCCAAAACATCGGGGCAGTCGAAACCTACCAGCGCCGCTATCTTTGGGTTACGGCAATGGAAATCGTCGAGCATGATGTGCTAGATGCGACTAACGGCAAGGATACCCCTCAGAAACGCTTAGATTCGTTGCCACAGCTACTTGAAGCAATCAACACAGCTAACACAGCAGATGAATTGAAACTGTTCTACGCGCAAGCATATCGCGCTGCAAAAAATGTTGAAGATACCGACGCAATGCAAAAAATTGTTGCTGCCAAAAATTCCCGCAAAGCCGAACTGGAGGCAGCATGAAAGTTTTGTCAATGCCGCAGGGTAGCCCCGAATGGCTTGCCGCCCGCGCCGGTAAAGTGACTGCTAGCCGGATCAACGATGTGATGGCGGCTAAGACCACAGCCGCTTACCGGGATTACAGGGCGCAAATTGTGGCTGAGATTCTGACGGGTCAACCGCAGGAATCCGGTTTCACCAATGCTGCAATGCAATGGGGGACGGAGCAAGAAAAGTTTGCCCGCGCTGAATACGAAATGTTTTGCGCTTGGACGGTTGATGAGGTCGGGCTAGTCCTGCATCCGACGATTGAGCAAGGCGCAGCTAGTCCCGACGGCTTAGTGTCTACCGATGGGCTAGTGGAAATCAAGTGTCCCAAGACTTCCACGCACCTGCAAACGTTGGTGGACAAAAAACAGCCTAGACAGTATGAAAATCAGATGCTTTGGCAGATGGCCTGCACAGGTCGGCAGTGGTGCGACTTTGTATCCTACGATCCGCGTTTGCCTGACGATCTACAGTTGTTTGTTCACCGGTTCGACCGCGATGAGAAACGCATCGAGGAAATCGAAGTAGCAGTAAAGCAGTTCCTGACTGAAACAAATGAAATGATTGACAACATAAGGACAAAATAATGGCTTACATACCAAAACCCGGCAGCTTTACGCTGTTCAAGAACACCAAGAAGGAAACCGATAGCCATCCCGACTATCGCGGCGATGGGATGGACATGAACGGCGAGCCTGTTTGGGTTAGCGCTTGGATTCGAGAAGGCGCAAAGGGCAAGTTTATGTCTTGCAGTATGCAGCACAAGAACAAAGATCAGCCGGTAAAGAAAAAGGCTGGCGATATGTCGGATTTGGATAACGACATTCCGTTCTGATCTAACGGGGGAAAGCTGCGGTGAGTACCCTAGCAAAGGCACACTATGGACGAAGAAGCCCAAACGGTCGCTTGCACTCAACTTATTGCAAATGTTGTTTCGCTTGCAGTCATTGATGCTTGCCTCAAGCCGGTCAAACGTAAAGATTCATCTAGACACAAAGTTTTCGTATCGCAAGACAAAGCCATCGACGCAATCATGTTTCTAATGGAAACCGCTGAACATTTTGTCGAACTGATTGGTATGGAAGGATCGCGCTTCAAAAAAGAACTGATAAAAACAACGCGGAAAGATTCAACAAACGATATCACTAAACATCTTACCGATGAGCAACGCAGAAACTTTCGTTTTAATCTTGATTATTGGACAAAAAATCCCGCACGACGCAGATTTTTACCGGAGGAAGAAGAATGAGATTAGCCGACGCAATCAATTGGATGATGAATTACGACGCACTACAGCCTGACCTGATACCCGTCGATAACTGGAGGCCACAAGACCCACGACGCTATGACGAGAAAAGAAAAGAGTGCATCAAGTACCTGCGAGAACGAAACCTATACATTCTCGACGGCAAGTTCACTCCTACCAAAGCCTCGCACACCGACATAACAGTGATCTTCAATCGTGCCCGCCAGCAACAGGGCGACAAACTCATACAGGTGGCTAAATGAAAATGCTTTGTCTTGTCTTGCTTCTTACAGGCTGTGCAGCAGATGGTACGTCACTGTTGCTAGTCGATAAGGAAGTCTCTCCCATGTCGCGGATGCAAGTGATCGCAGCTATCAATGAATGCGAAGGATCAGGCACTAGGGCGATGGTCATCACTACAAACCGCAAGGTTAACGGTCACATGATCCCGTCAGTCGTGGAAGTGACCTGCATACCTAAGTTCACCTCACATCTGAAATGAAACCCCGCGCCCGTCAAATACTAGAAGGGATGCAGGAAGTTCTGCGTAGGGAAATGGAACTGACTGCCACCAACATCGCCATAGTCCTTAACGACGATGCTGGGAATATCACTCGCTACATGACAGGCATGGTGCGCGATGGTTTAATTTTGCGAATGGGCTTGCGATTGCAATACAACGGCAAAACTCGCACTAAGCACATGATGTGGCGCATCAACTACAAAAAAATAAAGGAACTAGAAAATGCGGAAGCAACGACGATGGAGGCTGAAGGATCATCCAGCGCAATGCACGAAATGCCAAGAGATCAAGCAACCGACAGAATACAGTTTGACGAAATTCAAAACGCTCTCGTCTTGGTGCAAAGAGTGCCACCGAACCCTGTGCCGTAATTTGTATAGGAAAAAACATGATCTTCTTTAGCGGACTGATAATGGCATTAATCGGCTTTTGCGGCTTTATGTTTGTCTGCAATCCCAAGACAAAACAAACAACGTTTGCAGAGGATGTTTGTGCGTTTGTTCTGTTTACTGGTCTTTGCATTGCCTTGATCGGCGCTATTCTTTGGGTGGTGCGTCATGTTTGACCGCGAATACATCAAGACGCTACAGCCTGATGCGCTTGAGCAGCTTGTCGAGCGCCATCGTAAAAGCGCCATTCAGCAAGGCTTGGTGACCGGCATTTTGTCAGGATTTTTACTCGGACTTTTATTTGGGAAATTACTATGATGGACTACGCTGAAGGCATTATCGAAATTGCGCGACTGCGCCAAAACGCGCACTATGCGCTGCTGGCAAAGGATTGGGCAAAGGCGTGTGATCTAGCGGATGAGATTGTCAAGACTGCCTCATCGCTGAAACTTTTTTGTATCTATCAGATGAAAGACGATGATGGAAAACTATGAACGGTGCAAGGTTTGTGACGTTGCTTTCCGAAAGGGCGATAAGGTCATGTGGTGCAAAGTCCGGTCATGCCCTGACACTCAACAGCGCGAACCTACCGAACAGCAGTTGCGGTGGATATTCGGCAAAAAGGTTACGCCAGCATCCTAGTCCCTGTTTTGTCAATGATCATCTTAGAACCCCTGATGGCATAGGTCGGGCCATTAGGGACACTAATGTGAGTCCACGCATCAAACTCTAGGATGATCTGATCAAACGGCACAGCGGCCGCTATACACGCCTCTACGACCTGCTTGGGAGTCATGCCGGGTACGCGCAAGTCTGCCGCGCAGCCAAGCCTATGCTGACTGGAATCCTTAGAGCCCACCGAGTCGTTGACCTGCTTGCTGCGAAACCCGCTGTTAATCATAACCGGCTTACCGCCTACGGCTTTTTTGACCTGTTCCAGCAGTTGCGCCAATCGGGTCAGGTTAGCCACCTCGTCGCCGTTGGGCGTATTGTCCCAACCATTCCTAGCCGCCGCCTCTGAATGCGTCAGTTCTTCTAAGGTGAAATGCTCTGTTAGATGCGTCATTTTTCAATATGCTCCGTGACCTTGACTGCCGCTAGGATGCCTATAAACCCGCCCACAATCGTTTGAAACGATGGGCCGATAATCTTAAACACATCGTCGTTATTGATGACGCTATTGGGCAAAAACAAACCAAACAAGAATACACCCACCATTGAAAGCATGACCAGCGACAGCGTGATGCTGACAAGGATCGTCACGAAACAGATGGTCTTTTCTCTCATTTCTTAACGCCCATGATTTTCTCAAGCGTCCTGCCGCCAAAGTAAAAGGACATGATAAGCATTCCCCATTGCCCTAGCAGTTGCACGTATTCCTTGTTCACCTCAATATCCCATGCCGACATCATGCCGAACACGGTATAAGTAACAAGAATGAAAATCAATGTGGTCGGTCGGATGTTTTTAGACAGCCACGAATCCGAGGACATATCCGCTTTAAGCCGGTCGGTCAGTTCGTGCTGCTCTGACACGTCAGCATTCAATGCCGCCAGTTCGCCGTTTTGCTGCATCTCTAGCAGCTTTAGCTTTGCAGCTTCAGCCGCCGCAGGATCAGGAAATACCTTGTCGAGTATTTTGCTGCCTATGTCTAAGACCGCGCCTAGTGGAAACATATCAACCCCTGTAGTAAATGGCGACAAAGATGATGATGCCGCCGATGCCTAGAAACACAAAGATGCCCGCAGTCATCAGCAGTTCTTCCTGTTCCTGTTTCTTCCTTGCTGCTCGGTCTTTAGCTAACCTTGCCTTGCGGATTGCTTCTCGGTTTTCTGCGTCTTGCTCACCGCTGATCCTATCGCGCTCGGCACACAGTTCGGCGTACAAATCCATCTCGCCCTTGAGTGCAAACATATCGCGCAGTTCACGTTCAAACTCGCGCATTTGCTTGCGCTGCATCACAATCGTAAATGCTTGCGACAGGACGCTTTCTTGCTGTGCTGCTTGCTTCGGATCGTCCGACTTAGGCTGAGTCTTTAATACCTCAACCTCTTTAGCAGCTTTCTCAATCTGCCCTTGAGCCTTGAAAAACTTGCTGAGATCGTCGTAACAATCTTTGATCTCATGCCCAAGGTTGATTGCTTCCTTGACGAAGCCAACGCTAGTCTTAGCTAGTGCAAAGGCTGCTCCAATAGTGATCGGGTCTATCATTCATTTAGCCCCCTGTTTTTGTCACTAGATGCAGCAACAAAAGAATGATTGAGCCAGCACAAGCAATGCCAATAGATTCGATCCGCTTGATGCGAAGGATGGTTTCTTTCCAACGCTCCGCACAGACCGCCTCATGCACAGACAATCGGGTATCCATATCTTCCATGACTACGATTTCATAATGTACGCGAGGGCGTAGTACGGCGGCAGGTTAGCGTTGGTCGCACTAACACCCGTTGATGCGTTAGTCACCGTGACGTTTGCTGTGCCTGATGCCGTTGTGTAAGTAGCTGATGCGCCCGTGGTTTGCAGTGCTGCACCGCCACCTGCATTGATGCTGCCTTGACCTGCAACGTAGCTATGCGTGTGTCCTGCATCCACTGCTGTCGCTGTGTGAGTGTGACTAACCACCACAGCATCCGTCGAGCCGCCAGTAGCTGCAACCGCATAGGTAGAACCTGCGCCTACAATGAACCGATTGCGAAGATCGGGCGTGCCGTTTGAACCATCGCACAGGTAATAACCGGCCGGAATCGAGCCAGTAGCGCCCGACCACAGAACAATCACGCCTGATGGCAAGGTGGGCGACGATGCCGGAATAGTGCCTAGAATCCCGTACAAGTTGTCGTAAGTCTGAATCAGCGAACCCGTCGAATCCTTTAGCACAAACTTGTAGTTGTAGCCGTAGGTGAGCCATATTTCATTTGCAGGGCGACCATCGCTACCAAGGACAATCGGGTTCGCGTTAGCCACGTTGCCGCTGTTGTCGGTATACGTCGCTAGAGGCGTGCTAGAACCTGCTTGATAGGTGTAAATCAAGCCACCGGATAGGGGAGTTCCTGCATTAGTAAGAAACTGAAACCCGTTGCCGATAGGGGATAGGTTGACTGCCATGATTAGTCCTTATTGGTTTTTGCCGTACTCAATAAATTCGTTTATCTTGTTTAGCTTTTTGGTCGTCTGACGTTTGTCATAAGCCATTTTCCCTAGCGTTGCAATCGGTGCTGGTATTCCACTAAGTGCAAACTGTGCGCCTGATTCTGCAAGCATTGCGCCAATCTGTGCAGCAGTACCCGATGGGTTTGTTGTGCCCATTGGAACTGTTTGAAGGTTTTTTGTAACATCATTTAGAGTGCGGTAATGCGATGCACCTTCCTTGCCAAACAAAAATTCTAATTTGCCGCTTTTATCTAACGCTCTAATTGTGTCATTTAACGCTTTTGTAGATACATAAGGCTTGTCGTTAATGTCTAACACTACGTTCTTTGTGGCTTCGTTTTTGATATGTTCAGCAACATAACCACGCAATTCATTAGCCATACGCACGCCATCCGGCCCTGACTTTTCAAGCGTTGCAAACAACTTTTGCACATCTGATGCAGGGCCACGCAAAATAGACTTATCAACAAGGTTTTCAATCGCCACTGCCCTATCAGTCGTGCCTTTCTTAATAGCAGTCAGATTCTTAATGACAGGCGTATCTTCAAACTCGCTCATGTAACGGGCGTTAAGTTGTCGCGCTTGCTTGTAAAGATCGCCACCGGCTTTTTCGGTCGCAACATCAATGGCTTTTTTCAGCTTGTTGCCGTGATACATACTGCCGCGCTTCGTTGGATCAATTTCATTAACAATGACTTGTCTAATGTCCTCAAGTTGTCGCAGGCTAATCTGCCCCGTTTTGTTTGGGTCATTGGCTTTAATTTCGTCCTCAATAATGCCGAGGATTGGATTGTTTGATTTAAGCGTTGGACGATCTTTTGTGACCTTGTTCAAGTAATTTACTAGCGGCGCATAGGACACAGGTTGAGACATTTCGCCAGCAGCATCTGCCGCTTCGTATGCTGTCTTAACTTCGCCTTTTCGTGCTTGCCGGTATGGTTCAACAACGTTAACCAATGCTTCGCCCAACTGTGCAGACGCAACTCCTGTCATTTCTGCACCAGTACGCTCAACTAACGCCTGCATATTTTGCTGAATTAAGTCATTGTCGCGGGCGTATTTTTCCTGCAACGGTTGACCTAAAACTGGGTCTTTTGCTGTCTCTCGGGCAAACCTTACATCCGCAGGGTTGCGCGTTGCTTGATCCCTTGATAGTTCAATTGGCACAGGCAACGATCTTGCACGTTCAATTCGCAAGGTTTCGGACGAAACAGCCGCAGCGCCAACGCTTTGCACTCCGACAGGAGCACCACCGCCAACAGGCGCGGCAACAGGCGCAGCAGTACCAGCAGCAGGTGCGGCAGCTTGAGCCTGTGCAGCTTGTTGTGCTTGTCTAGCTTCTAGCTGTTGACGAAGTTGCGTAGGCACATCAAGGTTAATCACGCCTTCACCGGGAGGCACTACGCGAGGTGGCGTTACTTCTACTGTCGGACGTTTTGGGCCACCACGCAAACCTAGCGCTAATGGTGCAGCGGCTAAAGCCCCTTTAGTAACAGCGCCAGCAGCGGGAGAAACTTGCGCCACAGCCGATCCTACTGGCTCTAAGATGTTTTCTTCTATCAGTTGACCGGGCACAGCCAAAATCTCTGTAGCCTGTCTGCCAGTTTTGGTTTTCGGCTCGTAAGTTAACGCTTTGCCTACACGCTCAACCCATTGTGCCCCTTGACCCGCAGGGCCGGGAAGGATCGTTCCAGCTAAACCGGCAAGACCACTCGCAACCGTAGCAACAGGGTTTTGCACCATCGTGCGGGCAACTTCACCAGCACCGGTTATGCCCTCGACTGTTTCCCTACCAACGCGACGCAAATTTTCTGCACTGTAACCTTCTACCGTTTTTTCTTTAATTTGTTGCAATCTGCTGCTTAAAGATCGCACCGTTTTCGGCGCTTCTCCGGTGCTTTCAGTAACAAACTTATCAATGGATTCGGACGAATAATCGCTCGGCACTTCGCCGCCAGTTTCGCCTAGCTTTGCTCGCATTCCTTGGATTTGCGTGCGTAGGGTTGCATCGTCAGGGTTAAGTTTTTGCTCGTCTTGCAAAATACGCAGACGCACACGGTCGCGATCCTGTTGCTGCGATGGCGACACAACCATATCCGGTCTGACTGGCGCTTGTCTTGCAGGCGCTTGCCTTGCCGTGGCTTTACCTACCGCCTGATTGACAAAATCATCAATCGCGGCAGACGAATACTCATCTCTAGCGCCCATTATTGACCGCCGATCATGTTGTTGATGGTGTTGACCTTCAACTTAAGTTGTTTGAATTTCTGTGAATTAACGCCGCCTAATTCGGTCAGTAATTCTTTTACTGCAATTTTGTCATCGTTTCGCATAGCGTCCATCAACCGATACGCATTTACGTCAGCTACTTGTGACCATTTGTTTTGAAACTGTCGTGCAGCGAATGGGCTATTGTTTGCTTGCGCTACGGCATTGTTTACGCCTTGATTGAACAAGTCCACGCCTGTTGACATGGCACGATTGATACGTGCGGTGCTCTTGATAGCGTCAGCAGTCCATGACGTTGTGCCCGTCATCTTTTCAGCAATGCCGCGTGCAGCATCCGTTCCAAGTCCTGACGCGGAAGCAAGGTTTGCAGTCTCTAGCGCCATGTAATGACCTAGCTTGTTCAAAGCATCAGCCATATCTGTGCTGCCAACAAGACCAAGACCCGCATATCCACCAGTCAATCCTTGCAGCAATTCCGCACCTTTGCCGGTTGCGGCTTTGTCTGCTAGTTGGATGATTTGATTTGCATTGAATTGGCTTTGCGATACTCGCTGTGCTGCTTCGTTTGCTTTTAACTGAATGTTTTTTGCTGCCGCCATTGTTCCTTCAGTTTCACCCTGCGGCATCCTAGTTATACCCATTGAAGGCGCAGCAGGTGCGGCAGCTTGAGGCGCAACAGGACTCGGTGCAGTAGGTGCAGCACCCGGCAAAGACGATGCCGGAGCATTTGTCGGAACTGTTACTTGTCCCGTTGCTCTGCCGCTTGCATCAAACACGTTAAAGACTGGATTGTTGTTAACGTCAACGCCACCTGTAGCAACCATGCGAGAACCGGGCGGCAATTCTGCTTGTGCTATTGCTTGTCTGCCGACTTGAATGCTAGGCGGCATACCACCAACAGACGGCGTAGTAACCGTCGGCAATACCTGTGCGCCGGTACTAAGTGTTCCAGCAGTCGGTGCAAATGCTTGCTGCTCCGACGGCTTGAGCAATGATTGTGCGCCAGCAATCGCCATTCCCGGCAGATTTGGGCCGGATTGAATATCTGCCCACGTTGTTTTGTATGCGTCAATTAATCGATGCAGATCAGGATTTTCTGGATTTTCTTTTTTCAGCAATTCCATTTCTTGCAGATATGCGTTTTTGTCTTGCACGCCCATTCTGCCCAAAATGCCAAACCTACTACCTACCATGTTGCGTTGTTCTTGCGTCAGTTTTTGCTTTGCATCAATAGCTTGCGTTTGTGCTTGTCCCAACGTAGTGAATTTATTTATCACGTCGCCATGAGTTAGCGGAGCAATGGCAGGAAGAGATTTGTTCATTTTGTCAATGTCGATGCGTCCATTCGTCTGATAATTTTCAGGGTTGGACATAAATTGCATGACGTTGTTGCGCTCGGTGTTTTTCTGTTCTTCAACCCCTAACGCAATCTGCCCTGTGCGCGTTGCTTGTTGTGCTTGTTGCAACAACAACGGATTAACTTCCCGCGCCTGTTGATAGCTTTGCAATCCCGCTGCGGTGTTAACCATGTCAGCAAGATTGTTCTTCGGCGGCTGTACGCCTAGCGGTATGGTTGTGTTAAATCCAAAATCTGCCATGATTTATCCTTAACTTGTTCTCAGTTGCAAACCTTGACCAGCATTGCTGTAAGGAACTGAGGCATCCGTTATTGCTCCACCTTGCGGCGTAACCGCAGGTTTATACATTAGCGACGCTAACGTGGCGTTGTTGGCAATGTTACTAGCTGCTCCACCGTAAGCATTAGCAGCGCCTATCAAACCTGCGCCTTGTGCTGCTGCTCCACCTACGCCTAACGATGTCACATTGTTTGCCATGTTAGTGCCTGCGGTATTAACAGCGTTTTGTCCAGCCTGACCAATGCCCGCTATACCTGCTAGACGGTTATAAATGTTTGTCTGCTGATTTTGAAAGTTGGTAAACGCATTTTGATAGGCATTTCCTGCATAGTCTTGCGTGAACTGGTTAAGACCTTGCAAAGCATTGCCGCCAATCATCCCACCGGCTTGATTTGCCTTTGCCGCGTTTATACCTTGCCCTTGACTAAGCATGAAGTCATAGTTAGGCGCTAGTCCTGCTTGCAAATCTTGAGGGCCAAACTGTTTCGTCAGATAAGGCATCATTGACGAAATTTGATTGACACCCTGATAGCCTAGTTCACGTTGCGGGCGTTGTTGTTGATTGACAAGATCAAATTGTGCTTTTTGAACGTCTATGCCACGGTTTGCAGCATCCGCTTGCAGTTGTGCCGCTTCTCGCGCAGCTTTTGCTTGATTTTGCCCTGATACGTAATTGAGAACAGCACCTCCACCAACAACGGCAGCAGTTACCCATGTCATAATATTAGTCCTTGTTTAATCTGATTTCGTGCGTCATACAGCGCCTTTACGTCCGGCTCAATAATTTCGGCTTCAATTTCATCCAAATCGGTCTTATCGGTTTGATGAATTGTGATGCCGATTGAATCTTTGACTGCATACGTCACGCGCTTAGTGCCGGGTTGCGATTCCACTACATCGCCCGCCTTCAATGTGACCATGCCTTTTTCTGACCAAGCAATGATCTCTCCAGCAGCACAAAGAAAGATATGCGCCTTCTTATGCACCTTGCCGACAATCGTCGTGCCAGCCGGACGGAATACGCGACGGCAATACATCCCGCCCGCAAAGTAATGATCCGTTTGCAGTTCAACCTGTGGCATCTTGACCATCTCTGCTTGCAGACGGTCTATCTGCTCACGGCTCGGCGTTTCGCTGATGATTAGGTTCATTGGTTGTAATAAGGCACTTTAAACTGCTGACCGTTAACCGTGACGTTCATAAAGCCAGCAGGTTTGCTAGGCAAAACGTAGTTACCCGCTGTCGCACTCGTCGAACTAGAAAAGTTCAGCAAGTTGATAAAGAATTGCTGCCATGTCCGTGTCGGGCGATTCGTCGTTTTATCGAGGAATTCCGACTGCGGATAAGGCTGTGTTTGTGAGGTTGGAAGCATTAGCTGTCCCCTGATGATGCTTTAAGGTTTGCCGACACAATCACGCACTTGACGGGATCGGTTACCACGACTTCATAGATACGATCTCGCGCAGTACCAAGTCGCCGCCATATCGCACGGTTCTTGTATTTGCCGATCTGACCTATGCTCGTCCAGTGTTCGTTTGACCAAGTAGAACCACCGTCGTTAGACCATCTCAGCATCGCTTGCGGATCGTCGCCTTGACCTGTAGATGCACCGACACCGGGTTGGAATTGAATCTGCAACTCGTCAAAAAACTGGCGCTGGAAGTCTGAAACTAGATGCGGGCATCGTCGTAAGCGACGCACTTGCTGACCGTCATCAGTAAAAATGTCATTCTTCAATGCGTAAATTTTGCCGTTGTCATAGTCACCGACAAGCGTAAAGCCTTGAAAGAATGCAGAGCAATTCCCTCGGTGTCTTTGGTATTGGTTCTCATTCGTGCAATACAACCACTTGAACCATAGTCCGGTTGTTAGATCGTAAGCCCATGTAAGCTGCAAAGTCGGGAACGAAATTACATAGACTTCGTGGCCTTCTAGTTGATATGACCACGCAATAGCATCAGTGATAACTTGACCTTCTAGCGAATTCTCAACTGCGTGCGTGCTGATCCGCTGCGGAACGTAACCATTCATCTGCACAATGACCGCATCGCCACGGTTATTTTTTGAGATGTAAGCGAACGAATTGCCAAGCCTAGCAATAGAGAATTTAGCTGCTATGCCATGCTGCGTAGACGTTCCCGGTATACGTTGAAACGGGAACGGAAAAGTTCCAGCATCAATCCACACCTCGCTAGAGACTTCACCAAGCAAATAGACTTCTCTACGATCCACCATGATCGCCATCAAGTTGTCAGGCGATCCGTCTTTGCTGGCAAACGATAAAGCGGGCGAAAATGGCGATAGTGCAGACGTAGAACCAAACTGCTGCGTGTTCGGTCGGTTGTAAATAATGTAGTTGTCCACTACGTCCACCGACGTTGCGCCTGAGAATGCGCCATCCGTTGCAGGCAGAACCGTAAAGTTCAAAGCGTACATAGTCTGACTAGAAATCGTCTGCGATGGGCTGACGCTGTACGTACCTGTTCCACCCGTACCCGTACCGAGGGCGGTGATGATGGTGTTTGCAGTAATGCCTGCGCCTTGGACTGTCTGACCGGGGTACAACGTTCCCGAAGTCGCTGTCACATTCAGCGAGTAGTTAGCCATTGTGACCGTTCCGGTCGCGGATGCACCAGTACCACCTAGCGTGTCGGCAATCGTGAAAGTCGCAGTCGTGGTGTAGCCAGTGCCGGGGTTGGTGATCGTCACCGCAGTGACAACGCCTGCCACTTGCGTTACTGTTCCCGTTGCTGCAACGCCGCCCGATGGCGTGTTAAACGTAATGATCGGGCTGATGTAGTTAGCCCCGCCATTAGTGACGGCAAATGACTGAACACCGCTTCCAATTGAGGCAGTCATCACAGAGGCTACAGCCGCCGAGTTCATGGTGCTGGATGCAACAGTCTGCGAGATGTTGATGGTGTACGTACCCACCCCGCCCGAACCTGTGCCTAGCGCTGTAATTACTGTTTCCGCAGTTACACCTACCCCGAAAAGTTGCTGACCCGTCGTAATCGTTCCGCTGTTCATCAGGGTGACGGTTAAGGTTGTTCCTGAGACTGATCCTACAAACTGTGCGCCTAATGGCGTGGAAATTCTCCACGTGTAGCGATACGTTCCATCTACGATGTACGCATTCAGCCCGTTGTCAGTAATGCCGACACGACCGGAGGACGAATTAAGCTGCCCGATAATGGTCGGGACGTAAGTCGAATCCATTGAGTAGACATAAGGGCCACACACCGCCAACAGGATTGAGCCGCCTGACAGGGTACGCATCCCCCTAACTTCTTGCTGGTTTCGCAGCACAATCTGCGAGACTAGCCCCGGCGTCGGGTATAGAGCCACTACACCGCGCTCACCCGGCTGTTTAGTAGGGTCTACTTCGGGATACCAGTTAATGCACTCCTGTGCATCTTGGTAGATGCTAGGTGCTTCGTAACTAGCCCCTACAAATCCGAAATCCGGCATTTCTTACCTCATAAACCCGCCGGACAATATCCAGCCCGCGTCCTTCATCTTGCCAACAAGGAGGGAATCCGGATATCTCGCAGCTTGGGTCGGTCGCATATTCGTGCGTTTGATCGTCGCTTTGCCCTGTGCGGCATAAGCATTAATCATCGTGATTTGAGTCGTTGAGGCTTTGCCATACATCGGCATAAGACGTTCGGCAAGATTCCACCGCAGCGCCATGCTGTAGCCTTGCGGTAGGGCTATCGTGTCGTACATCGTCTGATAGCGGGCAAATACCGTATCCGCAAACAGGTGCATCTCGCCCTGTGCAGGGTTAGGCCATACGTAAATCGTACCTAGCTGTTCACCCGGCATATAGTAAAGCGCTTTAGGCCACGGCCCGTTAAGGCTTTTCAGTCCAATTTGCTCATATTCTTCGACGTTCAAAACGCCCACAGGGTAGTCCAAACCACCGTTATAGATGGGCACACCGTTGCTAGTGGTAGTGACGCGAACGAAAGCAGAATTGATCGCTAGAGGGCGCTGATAGTAAGCCGATAGCGTGGTGCTGGAGACAGTCTGCGAGACATTGACTGTGTACGTACCAGCCTCGTTGATGTTGCCGCCTGCGCCCGAATTAAAACCTGTGATGGTCGTTCCCGCAGTGACTCCTGTACCGCTAAGAGTCTGCCCGATAGCCACCGCACCGGCAGATATAGATGTGATCGTCAGAGTAGTCCCTGAGATTGAGCCAATGAACGTCGCGCCAATCTGACCACCCGGCCCGATTGTGTATTGGATTTGGTTCTGCACTACAGGGAAGATAATCTCGGTCTTGTAAAACACCATCATCTGCTCGTTTGACCATTGATCCACTAGGTCGTTGAGCATATCGAATGCGTCCTGCGCGGCATCCGCTGTTGGCGTTTCGCCCGCTTCTAGCGCACCTATGTCTTTCAAGGCGCGACTAATAATGTCAATCGGTTGAGCCATTTTCAGTCCTTAAACGGCGTGAAAGCAGTCTTTAGCCACGGCAGCACAGGTTTTTCCTTGTTCAGCGCTAAAAGCTGGCTTTCTAAGTTGCTGCTGATTGCGCCTTTTGAGCCTTGTTCGATCCACGAAATGATATCTGTTTGCCGCACTTTATGATAGGGAAGATTTGCCACCGGATCGGGAAACTTCCAGTGTCCTTCGCTTTGCACCACCTGCTCATAGCCCCTAGCCGTCACCCTGTAATGGGCGCTAGTGATAACGCCGTCGGTTTCCTCGACACTAAGAATCTGCCATTGCAGGTTAACCATCAATCGCGCTCATAATTTCATCAATAGTTTCTTGAACTTCCCAAGAATTGCCATTCATGCCAAATGCCACGGTAACTTTTGTGCCATCTTCCTGAGTATTCTCAAAAAATGACATCATTGCCTCAGTGTTGAGGATCAGACTTTCACCGATACGACCTTTAGTTGCATTTGTCAGCTTGATGAGTTTCATACCTGATCCCATGATTGATTGGCTTCGTTCCACGAATATTGCTTATCGTCCGTTGGCATAGGCACAGGCGCACCCCACAAACAGCTATTTTCATTCAGCACCCAAGACGGATAAGGCTGCGGAGGAATGAAAGCATCCCGCTGCGCGTCGTAGCTGTAGCCGATGCCCGCATAGTTCTTGCGGTAAGGCGTGCCACCGAGAGAATGAATACCGCCGTGGGTGTTGTAGCTAGTCTGCTTGTAAACGTCGCCAGTACGGGCAGTCAGTTCTGCCTCTTTGCCGTTGTCCTCGTCACGACCTACGGTAACAAAAGTTACGACATTGTTTGAGTCAAGTTTTGCAAAATGCGACATGATTTTTCCTTAAGCAAACGATACGGTTTCGCTAGTTGTTGATGTTGCGGTGACAGTATAAATCTTGTAGCCGCCGCTAGTCGTGGAAGTCTGCGTTACGCCACCGGAGAATGTTGCGGTGTAGGTGTCAGGTATTTTGATGATGACTACGCCTGATCCACCTGCGCCGCCTACCGTGTAAGTTCCAAACGAACTATTGACAGACCATCCACCACCGCCACCGCCGCCAGTATTGGCTGTCCCCGCGTAACCTATGTTACCGCTGTTGCCGCCAGCACCACCACCTCCTGCACCGCCGACTGCGCTTGTTCCATTGTCAGCAACTCCACCACCACCGCCGCCAGCGTAAGTCACGGACGATCCGCTAATGCTTGATGCCGTTCCTGCGCCACCCGCGCCGGGGTTTGATCCTGATCGAGAACCACCAGTAGCGCCTGACGCACCGCCACCACCGCCACCTGCTCCGGGATATGGACTGGAATTAGAACTTCCACCACCGTTTGCGCCTTGGGATGGAGATGTGCTTGGCGTGTTTCCTGTGCCACCTGTGCCGGAAATACGTGATGCGCCGCCACCTGACCCGCCATTGCCTCCAACGCCTGTTCCATCGTTGTCGCCACCAAGACCGCCGCCAGCAGATGTGATTGCAGCAAAAACGCTGTTATTGCCAGCAGTTGATCTAGTTGGGCTAGACGCTCCCACCCCGCCAGCGCCCACAGTAACAGTCGTGGCAACGCCTAATGAAACTCGCAAACCTGTGGCGGTACGCATACCGCCGCCACCGCCACCGCCGCCGCCAAAGTCGCCACCACCACCACCGCCCGCAACAACAAGATAATCAACGGGCAAAGTATTTTTAAACGTAACCGTCTCGCTGCCAGTGCTAGTCGCTGTCACCGTCCAGATGTTGTAGCCACCTGATGTTGTCAGGCTAGAAGTAACACCACCGGAAAACACTGCGCCAATGCTGTCGATTGTTCTGAGGATGACTACGCCGCTACCGCCTGCCGCGCCCCAAGAATTGCTAGGCATACCACCGCCGCCGCCACCCGTGTTTGCAGTTCCCGCAACGGCTGCGGTTACAAGGTTGACACCACCTGCGCCGCCACCACCCGTCCCGCCCGTTGAGCGCGTTCCCGGTACACCTGCCACACCGCCACCGCCACCGCCTGCATAGGTAACGCTAGACCCCGAAATGCTAGATGCCGAGCCATTGCCTCCGTTGCCGCCGACACCTGAAGCGTTGCCGCCACCTACTGCGCCCGCACCGCCACCGCCCGAGCCGCTGTTCTGAGAATTCAGCGTCGCGCCGCCATCATTGCCTTGTCCCGATATTCCTGTGCCGGGATAAGTTTGAGCACCGCCGTTTTGACCGCCGCCACCGCCCGAGCCGCCATTTGACCCGTCTTTAACCGCAGCGCCATCACTCGCGCCACCGCCCCCGCCGGTTGAAGTAATGGACGAAAAAACAGAGTTTGATCCGTTTACGCCTTTGGCTGATGTGCCTCCACTACCTGCACCGCCTGCGCCAACTGTGACCGTGTAGCTTGTGCCGAATACTATGGCAAGTCCATTAGCATTTCTAAAACCACCTGCGCCGCCACCGCCCCAACTGCCGCCTCCACCACCACCTGCAACTACCAAGTAATCAACGCCGGGCGAAGTCGAGAACGTCACCGTCTCCGAAGTCGTCGAAGTCGCTGTGACTGAATAAATGTTGTAGCCGCTAACTGCGCTGCTGTATGTATAGGTCACGCCGCTTGAGAATGTGGCATAGACAGTCGATGGCACTTTGATGATGACAATGCCTGACCCGCCATTGCCGCCAGCGTATTCTGCGCCGCCAGCCCCGCCGCCACCGCCGCCGCCAAAGTTTGCGGTTGCATTACCACCTACGGTTGTGCTTGATCCATTGCCAGCGTTCGTGCCGCCTGTGCCGCCCGTGCCTGTCGGACTACCCGTATTAGTACCCCCGCCACCGCCGCCTGAATACGATTGCGAAGTGCCTGATATGGATGAAGTTGATGCCGCGCCACCTGCTCCACCCGTTAAACTTGCGCCGTTTGCACCTGCCCCCCCTGCCCCACCTCCACCTCCACCGGGATAAGGTGCGGTATTAAGACCGTTACCGCCGTTGTTGCCGTAGTTTGCGCCCGTGCCGCCAGTTCCTGCGTAGCCACCAGCATTGACCGCCCCGCCGCCACCTGACGCATTTGCAGACGAAGTGCCGTTTGCCGTTCCACCGGCAGTTACCGAGCCACCTCCACCACCCCCGTCAGATGTAATGCTGCTAAATACAGACGAACTGCCATCCGCGCCGTTTACAGTTCTAACCGTTGACCCAGCACCGCCAGCGCCTACTGTAACCGTGTATGCAGTGGTGTAAGACAAAGTTTGTGATGTAAGTGAACGAAAACCGCCACCACCACCGCCGCCCCCATAGGCTTTGCCGCCGCCACCGCCGCCAGCGACGACAAGGTAATCAACAGTAATTCCCGCAGCACCACCGGCTAGGAAAAAGTTTTTAGCTGCAAACATTACGGTGTATATCCCTGTGCAATCGAACCGTACCAGTTCGTTCCATCGCTGATAAACGTCAGAATGTCCATCTTGCCCGCAGTAGCGGTAATCGTAGGCGCACCCGAAGTGCCCCACTGCACGCTAGTAAACGTCGCAGTACCATTGCCCGTAGATGCAGCTTGTTTCAGCAACAGCACAAAAGACTTGCCAGCAGTCGCAGTCGGCATCGTGAACGTGCAAGCCGTCGAAGCCGTCAGGGTTGCAGTTTGCACAGTACCGTTAGTCAGTGACAGCGTGTTTGACGTTGTTACCGTACCAATGGCGACAACGCTTTCGACGTAGTTCGTTACTGTCGGGTTGTTGATGATTGGGCTAGTCAGTCCCGTAACCGTCAAATAGCCGGTCGAAGGATTGAAACTCAACCGCGTGGAACTGGTGTTTTCAGCCGAAATCGTGCCGCTAGTGGCGCTCGTAAACAGCAGATAGCGCGAAGCGTTGGTCGTTGTATCGTCGGTGATCGTGATCGCAGAGGTCGGTGTATCCCATACTGGCGTACCAGCACCGGCAGACTTTAGGAATTGTCCCGAAGTGCCCGCTGCTGTAAAAGCATAGGCAGTACCGCTACCGTAAGCCACCGCACCTGCTGTCGGGGTAGCAGTTCCCGCCGTACCACCAAGGTTCACAGCAACAGGGTTAGCAAGAGTAAAAGCTGAACCGACAAGCGTAAGGCCAGTCCCTGCGGTATACGACGCACCGCCTGAGAACTGCGACCAGTTCATCGCGGTGACACCGATAGTCCCACCAGCGTTAGCCGTACAAACCCACCCCGTATCGCCTTGACTGCTGCCTTGCTCCAAGAACGTAAACGCGCCGGGGACTTCCGACCACGTATCCATATCGGTCGAGCGTGTCCATGCACCACTTGCCACAACATAGATGCCGTTTTCTGACGCGGTGCTTTGATTCTTGACTAGACACCTATCGCCAGCAATCAGCGCGATGCCATCAACCGTTTGCGTACCTGACAGCGTGATGTTGACAGTCGTTCCAGCAATACACGAACCTTTAACGTCAAGACCCGTCACCAACGCATCGACATAGCTTTTATTTACTATGTCATTCCCCGTTGAGGGCGTGGTTGAGATCGTTCCCGTCGTGGTAGCGATGTTTGTAAATACGCCGGTTGAGGGAACTGTAGCGCCAATCGTTGCGCCGTTAATCGTGCCGCTAGTGATAGATGCAGCGCCACTAGCACCAACGGTGAAGTACGTGCCAGCAGGCCCAACAAACGTCACAAACCCTTGCGTGTCTGTGAATATCCCCTGCACTGGGACGATGTTTATCGTCTGCGTGCTTGCTGTTTCGTTTTGCAGTATTTGAGACATGACAGCCCCTTAGTCGGCTTGGGCGG